CCATTTGGTGATGATTACTTGGGTAAGATGGCGATTGTTGTGACAACTTTCTCAGGTACTTCTTTTTCAGAATACGACAACCTTGTTGTTGCGACTTTGAGGTCAAGAGGTTTGGCAACTTATGTTGGAGATAACGGACCTGTTTACGAAGTAACAGGTTTATCTCAAGTTTCTATGGTATGTTCAGGTTCCTATTCAGGAATTTCAACAAACCCTTTCTCAACTTTCAAAATTACAGGTACAACAAAAAATTCCACAACTTTTGATTTTGAAACATCTTTGAGTCAAACCGCAACTAACACACTATCCAAAGTATTCGGAACAAGCAACTTTGACAAACCAAGAACCGAAGTTCCGTTATTTGTCGAAGAAGAATATACCAACTTATTATACTGGTCATATAACAAAGGATACATTAGAGGATTAAGTTGTGATTTGGTTGAGTTAAACTCAGCAAGAAGTAGTTCCACAATATCAATTGGTAATTATTTAGAAAAATATCAAACACCTCAAACACCTTGGATAGTTTCAGAATTACGTGGTAATACAGTTTACCAATTGTTCAAGTTTGTAACAATTTCAGATGGTAATTCGGCTAACAGAGAGGTTAAAGTTTCATTAGCAAACATGTCTTATGTAAATAATACTTTCGATGTATTAGTAAGAGATTTCTACGATACAGACCAAAATCCGACAGTGATTGAAAAATATTCACAATGTTCTATGAACTCTAGTTTGAACAACTTTATCGGAAACAAAATAGGTACAACAGATGGAGAATATCCACTGAAATCAAAATTTATAATGGTGCAAGTTAATCCTGAAGCACCTCAAGATGCTTTACCATGTGGATTTGAAGGTTATACAACAAGAGAATATAGTGGATACACATATGTTAATTCTCCTTTCTTGGTGTATAAAACAAAATATAACATTCCTGGTGAAACAATTTTCGAACCACCATTCAACACACCTGTAGGTGCAGGATTTTCGTTGACATCAAATGGTGACAACGTAAGAAGAACCTTCTTAGGTGTAAGTGATAAGGTAGGTATTGATGTTAATTTCATGGATTATAAAGGAGGTCAAAACGACGGTTCACTTTGTACTACCGAAGATTTCCCTGATTGGAACTACAAAACAAGAGGTTTCCATATGGATAAAGAGGCGAGTGCTATCACAATCTCATCAAGTTATGTTACAAGTGGTACACCTGAATTCTATGTCGGAGAGGGAACATTCCAATCAGAACCAACTGAGCAAGAAAATCCTTATTTCAAAACATTTGCAAGAAAATTCACTGTTGTACCAGCAGGAGGTTTTGACGGTTGGGATATATATCGCGAATCAAGAACAAATACTGATAGATTTATATTAGGCGGAACAGGATACAAAAAAGGAGCGTGTCCATCAGTTAGATATCCAAATGCGACTGGTGCGGGTATGTTCAAACTAATTACAGTAGACCAAAACTCCGTTGATTATGCAAATACTGATTATTACGCTTATTTATTGGGTATGCAAACTATGGCAAATCCTGAAGCGGTTAACATCAATGTTTTTGTAACCCCTGGTATTGATTATGTAAATAACCTTTTACTTGTTAACGAGGCAATTAATATCGCAGAAATTGACAGAGCGGATTCAGTTTACATCGCAACTACACCTGACTTTGACATGTTTGTTCCAACATCATCTAATCAAGAAGATGCTATTTATCCACAAACTGCGGTTGACAATCTGATTGATTCTGGTATAGATTCAAATTATACGGCAACATACTATCCTTGGATTTTGACAAGAGACAGTGTTACAAATACTCAAGTTTATATTCCACCAACTGCGGAAGTTACAAGAAACTTGGCTTTGACTGACAACATCGCATTCCCTTGGTTCGCAACTGCGGGTTACACAAGAGGTCTTGTTAATGGTGTAAAAGCAAGAAGAAAACTTTCTCAAGAAGATAGAGATGTTCTTTACGAAGGTAGAATTAACCCAATCGCAACATTCTCAGATGTTGGAACTGTAATTTGGGGTAATAAAACTCTACAAATCGCTCAATCTGCACTTGACAGATTAAACGTTAGAAGGTTGTTGTTACAAGCACGTAAATTGATTTCTGCGGTTTCTGTGAGATTACTATTCGAACAAAACGACGATATCGTAAGACAACAATTCTTGGATGCGGTTAATCCAATTTTGGATTCGATTAGAAGAGATAGAGGTCTTTATGATTTCAGAGTAACAGTTAGAAATACACCTGAAGATTTGGATAACAATAGACTTGTTGGTTCGATTTATATCAAACCTACAAGAGCGTTGGAGTTCATCGACATAACTTTCTACATCACTCCAACAGGAGCATCGTTTGAGAATATCTAAGATAACTTATGAAAAATAAAAACATTAAAACTGTTTCAGAACAAATAACGAAAAAGAAAACTATTGTTGTTACGGAGTCACAGTTGGAAAGATTAATTCAAAAGTTAGCAAAATGATAAAGAGGAGATTAAATACAAAATCAGCTTCCGTGTCCGAAGGGATAACGGAAGCTGGTACTCCTGACATGAAATACTACGCTTTCGATTGGGATGATAATATAATGAAAATGCCAACCAAAATAATTCTAAGAACTAAAGATGGTGAAGAGGTTGGAATGTCAACTGAAGATTTTGCACATTACCGTTCTATGATAGGTAACGAAGAATTCACATACGACAGTAATGTTATCGTTGGATACGGAGAAAGACCATTCAGAAACTTCAATGTCGAAGGGGATAAAAAATTTGTTATAGATTCGATGACGGCTGAAATAGGTCCGGCATGGTCTGACTTCGTTGAGGCGATTAATAATGGTTCTATTTTTGCAATCATTACTGCAAGAGGTCACACACCTACCGTTTTAAGAGAGGCTTGTTACAATCTTATTTTGTCAGGAAGAGATGGTATTTCATATACACTGCTTTTAAAAAATCTTGAAAAATACAGAGATATTGCTGGTTACGGCGGAAAACAGGATGGAGTTGAAATTATAAATGAATACTTAGATTTGTGTAAATTTTATCCGGTTTCTTATGGTGAGGGTTCTGCCACAAGTCCAGAAGAAGGTAAAATTAAAGCAATGCAAGAGTTCATTTCATATATAAAGGAAATATCTAAAGAAATAGGTAAAAAAGCCTTTTTGAAAAATGATGTTAGTAACAATTTTGTTCCCGAACCAACAATAGGATTTTCAGATGATGACATAAGAAATGTTGAAACAATGAAAAAACATTTTGAAAATGAACCTGACAATATTTTACAAACGTATTCGACTGCGGGAGGAGTAAAAAGAAAATATTAAAAAAATAAACTTGGTAATATTTATCATAAAACAATAAACTAAACTTAAAAAATTAAATAAAATGGCTGATTTATTAATGAAAATGCCCATACCTTACGAACCTAAAAGACAAAATAGGTTTATCTTGAGATTTCCTTCAAGTTTGGGTATTAACGAATGGTTTGTAGAATCAACTGCAAGACCACACATACAAGTTGCCGCAACAGAAATACCTTTCTTGAATACATCAACATATGTTGCAGGACGATTCAATTGGCAACCAATTAGTGTTAAATTTAGAGACCCAATTGGTCCATCTGCGTCACAAGCTCTTATGGAGTGGGTTCGTTTGTGTGCTGAATCTGTTACAGGTCGTATGGGTTACGCGGCAGGTTACAAGAAGAATGTTGATTTAGAAATGTTAGACCCTACTGGTGTTGTTGTTGAAAAATGGATTTTAGAAGGTACATTCTTAACAGATGTTAACTTCGATTCATTAGCGTATAACACAGATGGTTTAGCAACAATTTCAGCGTCTATGAGAATGGACCGTTGTATCTTAGTATACTAAAATATTATATATTTAAGAAAAATCCCTAGCACAATAGTGTTATGGGATTTTTTTTGTTTATTTATTAAGGTTGATGATTATCTTTTTTGTAAAACAAATTTATGGAACAAGAAATATCTAATTACGGACAAATGAATTTCAATTTACCTCACGATGTGGTGTCATTACCATCAGGAGGTATTTTTTATAAAAATAAGAAAAAAACTGTTAAAGTAGGTTACTTAACCGCATCGGATGAAAATATATTACTAAATACTTCACCAAGTAATCGAGAAGGTATTGTTTTGTCTCTGTTGAGAAATAAAATTTATGAAACAGACCTTAGACCTGATGAGTTGTTGACTGGTGATGTCGAAGCGATATTAATATTTTTGAGAAATACGGCATTTGGTCCTGATTATGAAGTGACATTATCAGACCCAGAGACAGGAAAAAAATTCGCTTACTCTATATTACTTGACGAATTAAATATTAGAAAAACAGAATTCAAACCGAATGAGGAGGGGTTATTTGAAATCAAATTACCTAAGTCAGGTAATAATATAAAATTGAGACCTCTATCATTAGCCGATAGTTTAGAGATAGAGAAAATGGTAGAAACATACCCCACAAATAGAGTTGCACCAAAAGTAACATGGAAACTCCAAAGACAAATAGTATCAATAGACGGTGATACCGATAAAGGTATGATTGCAAAATATGTAGAAACAATGCCAATAATGGATTCAAAACACATCAGAAAATTTTTGAACGACAATGAACCTAGATTGGAATTACAAAAAGAAGTTATAGCCCCATCAGGAGAAAAAGTGATAGTTGACATCACGTTTGGGGTTGAGTTTTTTCGGCCTTTCTACTGATTATAGAAAAACAATTTCAGACGAATATTACTATTGTACAAAACAACTTAATATTTCATATACTGATTTTTTAATTCTACCAACTTACTTAAGAAAGTATCTAATTAATAAGTTGATTGAGGAGTTCACTCCAAAAAACAATTCGTAGTAGTATTTATTTCTAAAGGAAATTCTTATGATGGCAGGAACAGGTGACGACCCAAAAGAAAAAAAAGGAGTTAGTGAGAGTGATTTATTGGCATATGCCAAATCCAAATTAGAACAAACTGAGGAATCATTTGAAACTATTTTTTCAAGGTTCGATGCGACTAAAGATACCGTTAATGAAATTTATGAAGCCACTATAAGTTTGAACACACAATTGGGTGGTTCAGGGAGATATGTCGAACAGATAGGTAAAAACTTCGTAGATGCTGCTAGTGAAATCTTACCATTTACTAAAGAGGTTAAAACCTTAGAAGAGGCGATTGCATTTG